CGTGCACTACAATGAAACGCTACACACAATCATTCAACAACAACGGCTTTTCGATGGACCAACTCCGCGAGATCGCACCGTCGATCTTCGCCGAGGCACCGGCCAACAAGGTCTCGGACCGGTACGGGTTCGTCCCGACCGTGGACGTGGTCGAGGAGTTAAGCACGCGCGGCCTGCGCCCAGTGTTCGCGGGGCAGACGCTATCGCGTGACGTCGACAACCGCCCATTCGCGAAGCACCTGATCCGCTTCCGCCCGCAGTACGCGCAGACGATCGCGGACCAGTCACTGCCCGAGGTTGTCCTGATGAACTCGCACGACGGATCGAGCGGGTTCAAGTTATGGATGGGGATCTTCCGCATGGTCTGCTGTAATGGGATGATCATGTCGGACTCGGTCATGGGTCAGGTATCGGTCCCGCACCGCTCGAACGCTGTCGAGGTCATCGGCGACAAATCCGTCGAATTCTTTGGCCGCGTCGACCACATCGAGGACCGGATCCAACGATTCATGGACCGCGTTCTCACACCGCTCGAGCAGGGCCAACTAGCCGAGACGGCCGCGCAACTGCGCTGGGGCAACAACCGCCCGGCAGGGCTCGACAACGGCCTGCTCCTGCAGGCTCGCAGGTTCGAGGACGCTGGTGACTCGCTGTGGCTCACGCTGAACCGGATCCAGGAGAACATCGTCCAGGGTGGTATCAGCCTGGCGCGTCCCAGCCGCCGCTCGAGCACCCGCACGATCCGCTCGGTGGCGGACAACGCCCGGATCAACGCGCGCCTGTGGGAGGCCGCGGACAGTCTGGTCGCGGCGTAACGGTGGAGGGGGTACACCCCCTCCGCTGTGCTACAATATAATTTCAACAACCAAGGAGAAATACAATGCAAGGCAATAAAATTGACGTAGTGCAATCACGCAAGTTAGCCGGCGACATTCTCGCGTCCAATGGCAAGTTCGTCACCGTGACATTCCTCAAGAAGGACGGGACCGTCCGCAAGATGAACTGCCGCATGGGCGTTACAAAGCACTTGAAGGGCGGCGAGTCCACGCTCGACGCCGAACAGTACATCACCGTGTTCGACATGGCCAAGGGCGCGTACCGCGCCATCAACCGGGACACGATCATCGAGATCAAGGGAGTGGATCAGCCATGCTAGCAATTTTCGGAATCCTACTCTCCCTAGTCTCGTTCCAAGCGGCGAGCGTGTTCGGCTTGTCATCCTCGTCCGTCGGTGGTATCCTCCTCGGGGTTACCATGATCGGACTGGGATTATACTTTGGCAAACGATAAATCAGCAATCTCGGGCTACGTACGTGGCCTGTACACCTACCAACCGCTGGCCCTCGACGAGGAGCGTAAACTGTCCGGGATGATACAGGCAGGAGACAGACCCTCGCTCGAGCGCTTGGTCAAGCACAACCTCAGATTCGTCGTATCCGTCGTGAAGACAACCCCCGAGTGGCGCTACAGCGTGGTGCCACACGAGGACCTGATCGCGATGGGCAACGAGGCGCTGTTCAAGGCGGCGAGGAAGTGGGTCCCCAAGAACAACGCACGGTTCGCGACGTACGCGAAGCCGTTCATCATACGAGGGGTCCGTAGGGCGATTGACAACGAGTGGGGGCTGATCCGCCTGCCCGTGAATGTATCCGAAGAGATACGCCGGGTGAAGTACGCGGAGAGGTCCCTGATGCAACGACTCGGGCGCGAGCCAACCAACGAGGAGGTCGCGCAAGAGGCAAAGACACACCCGGACAGGGTGGTACAACTGAACAACCTGATCGCCCGGGGACCAATATCCCTCGAGTCGTTCAGCCCTGAAAACTTTCAAGAGGAAGACGAAGAATGACGGAATACCAATTCACAAACGACTGGTTCGGCGTGGCGCGGAACATGTGGCCCTCGCTGATCAAGCACCTGCCCGACAACAAATCGTTCCTAGAGATAGGTTCATGGGAGGGCAGGGCCACGGTATGGATCGCGGAGAACATGGCCGCCGAGATGGACGCCATGATCACCTGCGTGGACACGTGGCAGGGCGGCGAGGAGCACGACCCCAACGAGATGGGAGGGGTCTTCGCCCGGTTCAGCGCGAACATGAGCGCGCTCGCGGACAATCAGAAGGAGCGGGGCGAGAACATCCTCATCCGCGCCATCCGGAACAAGTCATCGCACGCACTCGCCGAGTTAATCACCGAGGAGCGCACGTTCGACTTTATCTACATCGACGGATCGCACATCGCCCGGGATGTCCTGATCGACGCGTGCATGTCGTGGCCCATGCTCAAGAATGGCGGGGTCATGGTCTTCGACGACTACATGTGGGCGGGCTCACCCCTGCTCCTGCACCGGCCCAAGCCCGCGATCGACGCGTTCACCTCGATCTTCGGGCAGGAACTGCTGCTCCTGCACAACGGCTATCAGGTCGCAATTCAAAAGGTGACACCATGAGCAAGGTCATACTGACGGAGGTACACGGCGAGTCGGGGGATCTGATCAAGATCGTGGCGACGGACAAGTGGGGCGAGCACGCCTACGACTTCCTGTGGACTCAGGACGAGCCGAACACCCCCGAGAACCGGCACGAGTTCCGGCTGTGGGTCAACCGGTTCCTCGAGAACAAGGGGATGGCATAAACTTGTCCGGACAAATGCACAGGTTGCACAGGTCGCACAGGTCTAAGTGCACCTACCTATTCTTTTTTTCTTCTTCTGTTAAAATAAAAGAAGAAGTAAGTGGGTTTAGACCTGTGCGACCTGTGCAACCTGTGCAGTAAATTTCATAATGTGGAACGACCATGGAAAAACCAACAAAAATTGACGTCGACTTCGAGCGGATACCGTTCGAGTTAAAGAGGATCCCACGCTGGGTTATGTGGAGATTCGTGGAGATCGGCGAGGGCGAGAGCCGGCGCTGGTCCAAACTGCCCGTGCAGTCGAACATGCACGCCGCCAGTAGCACCAACCCCGGGACGTGGACGGACTTCCTCTCTGCCCAGAACGCGTACCAGACCGGCAAGTTCGACGGGGTGGGGTTCGTCTTCGACGGCACCGACGGCCTCGTGGGAGTCGACCTGGACGACTGCTACTCGGAGGGGCAGTTTACGAGCCCTGAGGCGGCCCACATTGCCTCGGAGGTAGACGGGTACATGGAGGTCTCCCCGAGCGGCACAGGCGTCAAGATATTCACACTGGCGGCCATCCAATCCGCGCACGTAGACCACGAGAAGGGTCTGGAGATCTACCCACGCGGGCGATACTTTACGGTGACGGGCCAACACATCAAGGGGGCCATACCCGAGTCCCCAATTGATCTGTCCCCATTTATACCGGAGAGGTCCGTCCGCGTGACGGGTGACTCGTTCGCGGACTACTCGCCGCCCGTGGCAGAGTACGACGTCGCACGCGTAGAGTCCGAGCTGCTCGCGCACTTGGACGCCAACTGTGGCTACTCGGAGTGGCTCCGGGTTGGCATGGCCCTACACCACCAGTTCAACGGCGACGTTGAGGCCTGCGAGGCGTGGGACCGCTGGTCTTCGACCACCACCGGTAGCTACCACCCCGGCGAGTGCGCCCGGAAGTGGGACAGCTTCACCAAGGGCAAGGGCGCGACACTGCGCTCGATCATATTCGAGGTCAACCAAGTAAAAAAGTCAGAGGCTCTCGCCCGGGGTGATATAGTGCTCGACCCGGCCCCGCTCGGCCACGCTGGCGAGTACCTAGAGTCCGAGCACACGAACGAGGAGGGGACCACTCTCGTGCACTACGCCTCCGAGTTCTTTAAGTACACGGGGAACTGCTACGAGTCGGTGGAGGACGCGACCATCCGATCGAAGATGTACAACTTCCTGAACAAGTGCAAGAAGACCGACCGCCGGGGGAACCTGATACCGTTCGCGCCAACGCCGCCATCGGTGAGCGCGGCGATTGACGCTCTGCAGGCTCTGACGCACCTGCCCCAGGCCGCGCACTCGCACCCTCCGGTGTGGCTCGCAGGGTTCGAGAAGAACCGGCCGGAGGCCTCGAAGCTGATCAGCCTCAAGAACGGGCTCTTCCACCTCGAGGACTCGGTTCTCCTGCCGCACACGCTCGGGTTCTTCACGCTGAACAGCCTGCCCTTTGAGTACGACCCGGGGGCGAGCTGCCCGGTGTGGGAGGGATTCCTCGAGCAGCTGTGGGGTCACGACCGCGAGTCGATCGACACCCTGCAGGAGATCTTCGGGTACATACTCTCGGGCGAGACCGACCAGCAGAAGTTCTTTAACATCATCGGACCCCGCCGATCAGGCAAGGGGACAATTAACAAGGTGCTCGTGGACCTGCTCGGTCAGCACAACACGGTCGCGCCGGAACTGGGGGAGCTCTGTGACACATTCGGACTACAGCCATGGCTTGGCAAGCTACTTGCATCGTTTACGGACGCGCGTGCGCCGGAGAGGAACCGCTCTGCTGTTGTTTCTCAGCTTCTGCGTATTGTTGGTGGTGATACCGTCACTGTGAACCGCAAGAACAAGGAGGCCTGGAACGGCTACCTGCCAACGCGTATCGTGATCTACTCGAACGAGGTCATGCAGCTCACCGAGAACAGCAACGCGCTCACGGGCCGGATGATCGTTCTCAAGATGACGAACTCGTTCTACGGGCGCGAGGACACGCAGCTCTCCGCCAAGCTGAAGGCGGAGCTCTCGGGCATATTCAACTGGAGCATGGTCGGCCTGCGGCGCAGGGCAGAACGTGGTGGCAAGTTCCAGCAGCCGAAGTCAGGGACCGAGCTGCTACGGGTCATGGAGGAGCTATCCAACCCGCTCGGCTCGTTCTTTGATGACGTGCTCGTGCTCGACCCGTTGGGCGAGGTGCCCAAGGACGACCTGTACCACGTCTTCAAGAAGTGGTCAGTCAACAAGGGCATTCACCCGGGCACCGACCTGACGTTCAAGCGCAAGTTCCTGGCGGCGACCGGCGACAAGCCGATACGTGCCGCGGAGGTTCGCGAGGACGGTGGCAGGGTCCAGGTGTACCAGGGCATACGGCTCACACAAAAGGCTCAGACCTACGTGGACAGCCTCAACGATTCACTTATGAGAGAGGACGCGCTGTGATTATTGGGATAGGTTCTGACATTGTGAGCATCGATCACGTAGCCAACTGCTACAAGAAACAGTCCTGGGCGTTCGTGCACAGGATCCTGGGCAAGCTCGAGCTCGACTACTTCGCGCAGATCTCCGACAACCGCGCAATGTCGGTGAGCTACCTGGCTCGCCGGTTCGCGGCGAAGGAGGCCGCGCTGAAGGCGCTGGGCACGGGCATCACCCCGGAGATGGACCTGAGAGACGTCCAGATACTGAACGACTCCAAGGGCAAGCCCGAGCTGCACATAGAAAAGCCCGGCTTGTATCCGCACCGCGCGCACGTTACAATCACGGACAATCACCGCGACGTTGTCGCGTTCGTCATACTGGAGAAAACATGAACCAAATGCACCCGTCGGGCATGACCCAAGAGCGCTGGGACTGGCCGTTCAAAACAGACGAGGAGCGCAAGCTCGTCGTGAAGTACTACAAGAAGCAGGGCAAGGTAGACCCGGTCCAAGAGTACGGGGAGGCGCCGCTATGAGCATCGTGGGACGAATCGGGAAGTGGACATCAAAGGCCGCGATCGAGGAGGCGCTTCAGCACGTTGGCGACGAGGACCCGGTCATTATTGTCAGCATCAGCAGATCCGACCAGCAGATGCGCTACTGGACCGCGAACAGCACCAACATGGAGGCTAACTGGATGGCGGACAACATCAAGGACGACGTCATGGGAGGTCGGCTATGACTAAGGCCGAGGACTATGATGAGGACGACGACATTCAAGTTTACAAAAAACATCGACATGAAGGAGACGAACACATGACAGACATCGTAAACCACCCGCCGCACTACAAGGACGGCGGGATCGAGACCATCGACTTCATAGAGGCCAAGAGGTTTAACTACAACCTCGGCAATGTAATCAAGTACCTCACCCGCGCCGGTAAAAAATCAGAGTGCCCGATTGAGGACCTCAAGAAAGCGCAGTGGTACCTCGGACGTGAGATTTCAAACCTGGAGAAGAACAAGTGAGCCTGGTAGAAAAACAATACATCGTCACGAACGGCGGCGCTGGAGAGTTCGTCCTCTGGATGCTGCTCGTGATCGTGGTTGGAATTTTAGTCGGCATGCGGGAGGACAAGAATGGCAGAGGCAGGTAAGGGATCCCGGCACGGCCCGGTGCTGGAC